GCCCAGACCGCCGACAAAGGTCCCTAAGTCCACGCTGAGTGTGTAAGGATGTGGAAACGCTAAGACAGCCAGGATGTTGGCTCAGAGGCAGCCATCATTCAAAGAATGCGTAACAGCTCACTGGTCAAGCGTCTCCGCGCCGAAAATTTACCGGGGCTAAGCCCGGCCTGGCGGGTCTCGGTTTTTCATTTTGATTTTCTCCTATTTTTTAAGAATTTCATCGATTTTTTTAGAAAAATTGCCTATTTTATCGATTTTTAAGAACTTTTTGACCTCTTGGACGAAGGCCGATCTGGTCGGGATCATTATCCCCTGGCAATGGCGGCCTGATAGGTCTTTAACGGTCCTATCGCCGTCACCGGCGACGATGGCCGCCTTCGTCGACCAGAGGCCTACCGTGATTCCGAAATAAGTACGCGAAACATAACGGCCGTTACGCCGCGATCCCTGCCATTCGTTGGCGGCGATCCGCCAATAGGTGACCCTTGCCTTCTCCTTTTCTTCCTTTTCTTTGTTTTTCTTATCGGCGGCCGTCTCGGCGATGGCCTGGCCGATCAGGCTGACAGCCTCCGGCTGGTCTACCTCGGCCAGCCGGTAGAAGTCGACCGGCCGGCAATAGGATCCCCTGTGATGCCAGCTTGATTTTTCGAGCCTCCAACGGCGGAGGCTGGACCTATTGGCCAGCGACGCCTGGCCGGCGACGTCGTCGCCGAAGGCGTCGGCGATGGCGGCGATGATGGCCGCCTTGGTCCAATGGGACAACGGAGCCTCCCCATTGTCCCTGGCCTCGGCCGCTCTTGCCGACCTTCTCCATCCCCGATAGCCTTTATTCCTATCCCTTCCCATCTTTCTGTCCTTTGGCCGGCGATCATCACCGGCCTGGCCGTCCTTTCTTCGGCCGTGAACATCCTATCACGGCTTTTATTTTTTTATTTCAGAAAATGCAAACGAACATATCAAAACAAAAGGAAGAAACTAGGTTGTTTCTCAGGAAAAAAATTAAAAACATATCGTAAAATAGCAAATGGAAACGCTTACACGTTCAGGAAGGGGGGCGGTATGAGGGGGTAAAAAACGTGACAACAACGAGCGCCCCGGAAGTTTCAAAACACATAGGACGATTTTTCCATCCGTTTGCGTTTGTGCAACCGTTAGTAAAATTCTGGCGAATTCAACGGCCATGAACAGCGGTCTGCCGGAATCTGGTGATGGGGTGAATCGCATGCCTTTCAAAGGTTTCAAATTTTCCGATGGTTCTGGGCTTTTTCCGATATTTTTGAAAAAAATGTTGACAATAAACTTGAATGTTTTGCTATCTTGATCGCGCAGGGGACAGGTCTGTCTCCTGTGGAAACAAGGCAAGGGCTGGGAAACGACAGAGGCGGAGTACCAGCCTCCTTAATGTCCGAAGAAGGAGGCGAAAACCGCATGCCGTCAGCACACGGACCGAAGGTCGAGAAGTTCTATAAGTCGTACAGATGGAAGAAGTTCCGTGAACAGATGGTGATATACAAGAAAGGCGTATGTGAATTATGCGGAAAAAGAGGCTTCCTTTTGCACCATAAGATACCGTTGGACGAGTCCAATGTGGACAATCCTGAGATTTCCCTTAACCCAGACAACATGATGCTCCTTTGCCGTGAATGCCATAACAAGCTTCACGGGGAAATCGATTCAGGCCTGAAGGACAAGCCCACGTGGACGACCTTTTCCGAGAACGGAGACGTCCGTATCAAGGACAAACCTAAGTAGCTAATAAAATCCAGGGGAGGAGACTCCCAGGGGCGGAGGAAGGCTTTCCGCGTTGTGCCTTCCAAGCCAACAAGATTAAGCACAATCGAGACCTTTCTAGTGGCTTTCTTATACCTCCAATTGAAATCATGTTCTTCCTTTTTTATCAAACAATGCGGACTTATTAAAAAGAGGGTATCCATGGACAAGAAAAAAGACAAGCTCATAGCCAACATCAGCGGCAAGACGTGGGGCGGGAAAAGAGTAGGTGCGGGGAGAAAGAGCAAGAAGGGGATAAAGGAAAGCGACATCGTCCCCGGACCACGCAAAGGGATTCCCGAATTCGTGGTGAAGGACACCAACGTCGGTGCGACAGGCGCAAGGAACGTGAACCAGCTTGCACCGACCGTGAAGGAAAAGGTGAAGTTCCAGCGGATGATACGCGAAGGGGTGGAAGGGATGTTCAAGCTCGGGAACTATATCCGATGCCCTGACGACCTTGACCGTGACGCACGGAACGAATGGAACTTCCTTATGGCGTGCTATTCCGCACAGGAAGGGGAATTCCTCTCGACACTGGACACCTCGATGCTCCGCCTCTTCTGCGAGGCAAAGAGCCGGTATAGGCGTGCATACCGGAAATGGACGATCGATTACAAATGCGAGGTAATCGGAGAGACCAAGGACGAACAGGCTATCCTTGACCGCCTTATCAAGGTAAGGGACACCGAGTTCACGAACATGCAGAAGCTTGCGCCTGACCTTGCCCTGACGCCTTCGGGGCGTGCAAAGGCCGGAATGCTTCTTGCAAAGGCGTTGACGAAGAAGCCTGACCAGAGCACCGAGAATGCGATGAGCTTCCTTGAGAGCATGGGGGATTAGCGGATGGATCCATTAGAGGAATACATCGGCGACATAAGGAAACACCCTGATTCCTACTGCGACAAGATCAAGCGTGCCTATATAGGCATGATAAAGCCGATTGTCGAAGGCAAGGACCAGGACTTCTATTACGATCCTAACCCCGGCATGAAGTTCATACGGTTCTGCCAGGGCGATATAAAGGACCAGGCGGATTTGAACGCACGGCTTGCCGACTGCCCCGGGAGCCGTCCTTTGGATAAGCTCAATTTCTACCAGATGTACAATCAGGGCTTCTTTGCAGGAAGGCTGAAGCTGGACAAGGACCAATGGGCAGGCATGCCCATGATCCTTGCGCCGTATCAGAAGGCATATGTGCTTGTCAAGTACGGCATAAAATGGCGGAAGGGCAGAGGGCCGAGTCCGGAGAAGGACAATAAAAGACGGTTCGAGGAAACGTTCCTCGTTGTGGGACGGAAGAACGGAAAGACAACGCTTGAACAGGCCGAGGCAATCTATGGAAGGCTTATGGAGCCTGGGGCAGAGGTCTATGTCACGGCGACAACGTTCCAGATAGCGCGGAGAACGTGGGACGGCGCCCTGTCGATGATCCAGGCGAGCCCCATCCTTTCCAAGGTGTTCAAGAAGCGCCTTAACCCACGCCCTGAGATTTACTATCAGGCTAAGGGAGGGCTAAGCCACTTCTATGCCCTCTCAAGCGCACACAAGCGGATGGACGGCCTGAACCCTTCAAGGGCAATCATCGACGAGGGCCACGCCCTTCCCCGTGAGATATATGACGTCCTCAAGCAGGGAAGGTCTGCCCGTGTCTCTCCCATCCTCTCCATGATCACGACCTCCGGCTTCCTCAGAGGAGGGCTTTTCGACCAGATGTACAAGGCGTCGGAAAGGATCCTCAACAACGAGGGAGGCGCACAGAACTTCCTTCCCCTTATCTACGAACTGGACAAAGACGACGATCCCCGCGAGGAGTCGAAATGGGTGAAGGCGAACCCTGCACTGGGGATTACAAAGAAGATACAATTCATCCGAGACGAGATAACGCAGACTGCCGTGGATCCAAACGCATGGAACACAATCAAGACAAAGGACTTCAACAGGCTCGGAGTGGACAATTCGGCATGGCTCACGGCGAAGGACATCGACGTCGGAACGGACTATCCGAATGAGGAGAGCCTTACCAAGACAAACTACCTTTCAGTCGTCGGTGGATTCGATCTAGCCGTCAAGCACGACACAACGGCATTTGCCACGCTCATCCCCATGGCAGAGGAAAAGAAAATTTTATGCAAGGTCAGGATATGGGTTTCCCAGGATTTCCTCGAGACCGAGACGGCATCCAGAAGCGGCGTGCCGTGGCGTTCGTGGATAGAACGGGGGCTTGTGCGGATAGGCGGACAGCACTTCCTCAACAATGCGGATTTCATTCCCGATTACGTAAGGGAGGAGTTCAAGAAGCACAGGTGGTCTTACCAGAAAATAGGGTATGATGCATGGCATGCGGATGAAGTGTGCAAAAAGTTCGTTGACATGGGCTTTCTTTCGGAGAACCAACTCTCCAACAGCCAAAAGGAACTGGCGTGTCTTACACGAGTGGAGCAGGGGTATAAGGGGCTTACCGAGGCATGCTCGTGGAGGTACGGCCTTCTCAAGGCGAAACGCCTGGACTTCATGGACAATCCTGTCGTCAAGTGGATGCTTTCAAACAGGAAGATAATCAACGACCACAACGGCAACAGGAGGCCTGACAGAATCGACTCAGGGATACCCTATAAGATAGACGGCGGCAGGGCAATCCTTGACGCACTTGCCGTGCTTGTAAAGAATAAGGACAGGCTTGCACCTGGCATCTTCGAAGGCGGCTTAGGCGCCCTTGCCAAGGACGTTGAAAGCCGGGAAGGAAACATCAATGAGTAAATTCTTTGACATCTTCCGCAAAGGGAAGAACAAGAGCACCCAGAATGCCACCATCCTTTCCGTCGGTGGGGGTCTTTCCTTTTTCAACAAAAACCAGAAGACCATCAACTCAACCTATATGAACTGCGTCGACTGCTTCGCACGCCATGTGTCCAAGATCAAGCCTAGAGTGCTTCTCAACGGCGAGGAGATGGACCGCCGTGCCACGATGAACTATATCATCGGCCTGCGTCCGAATCCCGCACAGACGGCTTCCGAGTTCTACAGAACGCTTGCCGCCGACTACTGCAACGGACTCGCCCTGGCACACATCGAGAGAGACCAGTCCACATGGCAGCTGTCAGCCCTTATCCCGGTGAATTCATCCAGCATAAGGATGTACAAGGACAACCGCAGCCAGAGGATCATAAAGGCGTTCTCCATCGATGGGACGCAGATTACGGACTACCTTGACAACTTCATCTGCCTCATCAAGAAGAGCAATTCCGAGAACCCGCTTCTGGTCACGGACCATTCGCTTGACCAGATCCTCAATGCGATCAACGCCTCCAACGAATCGTTTGCAAAGGCGGCGATCAAGTCGCACGCGATCAAGTATATCTGCACAATGTCCAATCCGACCGGCCGTCCGCTGGTCGCAAAGGACATCGAGGAACAGCTCGAGGCATCCGCCTCCGGGATCATACAGCTTCCGGCCCTTGCGAACCTACAGCCTGTCAACCAGAGTCAGGCCGTATACGCACGTTCAGCGGAGCTTGACGACTTCCTCAACGAAATCTATTCATACTTCGGATTCAGCCGGAGCTTTGCAAGGGGCAACTTCACCGAGGATCAGTTCCAGTCGGTGTACGAGAATGCCATCGAGCCGTTCATCAACGACCTTACCCAGGAGATGACCTATAAGCTTCTCACGCGGAAGGAAATCGGATACGGAAACCGGGTGGAGATCATGACCGACCCGCTTCAGACGGCATCCCTGAACACCCGTATAAAGCTTGCGAGCACGCTTCAGGCATGCGCCTCGTACCGTCCTAACGATGTTATGAAATTGTTATATCAGGAGCCCATCGACGGCGGAGACAAGCCCGTCCAGAACCTCACCTTCGTGAACAAGGCGCTTACCGACGCGGAGACGGACGCGGATGAACCTGAGGGCGAAGACACTGCCCCTGATGCGGACAGGCCTGAAACGGCCGATGAAAACAAGGAGGGTGACTCAGATGAGTGAACTTAACAAGAAATGCACGCTGTACGGCACATTGCAGGTGCGTTCGCTTCCCGAAGGGGAAGAGGAAGACAAGCAGTATGTTGTGGTCGAGGGAAAGGCAACGCCTTTCGATGATGAGACGGTCCTCTTCAAGGACGCGGACTTCGGAAACGTCTATGAGAGCATCGATCCCCATGCGTTCGACAATGCCGACATGACCGATGTCGTATTCGACAAGAACCACGACTTCGAGGGATCGGGCCCTCTAGCGCGGACGCGGAACAAGACGCTCGAGCTTGAGGTACGGAACGACGGCCTTTATTACAAGGCAAAGCTTAACCGGAACAACCCGCAGGCCATGCAGCTCTATGAGGAAATCAAGGAAGGGCTGAGGGACCGTTGCTCGTTCGCCTTCTACATTGACGACTGGGACAACGGGTATTCCCGGGAACAGAAGGATGACGGCTTACACTGCCGTGTCAAGGCTATCAGCAAGGTGATGGACGTCAGCGCGGTCACATTCCCTGCTTATAACAATACGAACGTTGGTGCACGGTTTGCCGAGGACTTGGAGAAGTTCAAGGCAAAGCTGGAGAGCGACAAGACCGAGCAACTACGGAAGACGATCGTGGCGAGAAGATTCTAAAAAAAGGAGGTCAACAGAATGACTGAGAAAGAATTCAACGATAAGATTACCGACCTTAAGAACGAGTACGACGGACTGAAGCGTTCCGCTCTTGAGGCCAAAGGCACTGACGAGCTTAACAAGATCAGCGCCCGCAGGGACGAAATCAACACCGAGAAGGGACGTCTGTTCGGTATCCGCCAGAAGGAAATCGGCGACAGGAAGAGGGACTTCAGCGCCCCCATCTCCGTTTCCGTCAACAGCGATGCCGAGAACCGTGGCGCCGCATTGCGTAAGAGCAATGTTCCTATCCGCAGGAAGAGGAACGACAGGTACAAGCGTGCCGCCATCACTTCCGCCCAGGCAGTCCTCCCCGCACATACTTCCAACGTGATCGGGGAAGCTCCGTTCATCACCGTTTCCCGCTTATACGAGAACCTCAACTTCATCAACCTCAACGGCGGCGAATCCTTCACCTATCCTTACCTGAAGGGATATGCGACTGCCGGAACCACTGCCGAGGGAAGCGACTACAACCAGTCCGAGCCGGTGTTCGGATACCAGAAGATCGGCAAGGAGAAGATCACGGTCTATTGCGAGATCACCGAGGAAGTCCTCAAGCTGTCCGATGCCGACTATGAGGCGTTCGTCAGGAAAGAGGTCACACGTGCCTTACAGCGCGCAATCGTGAAACGTGTCATCAACGGCGACACAGACGGCTTTGTCGGAGTCCTCGATGCCAAGACCGGTGCGGATGTCATCCCTGCCGACACCGACCTTCAGATCGATGCGCTGGACAACAAGACGCTCCGTAACATCATCCTTTCCTACGGTTCCACCGAGGACACCGAAGGCGCAGAGACCCTTGTCCTCAACAAGACCGACCTACGCACCCTCGGCCTTGTCGAAAAGACCGACAAGTCCTTCGCCTACCAGCTCGACTCCAAGAACCACACGATCGACCTTGTCCCTTACAGGGTATCCGCGGATGTCCCGCTCTATTCCGGAAAGAAATACTTCGGATTCTATGGGAACATCGCCAACTATTCCGTCGCCGTCTACAGCGATGTCGAAATCAGGCGCTCCACGGACTACAAGTTCAAGCAGGGCATGATTGCCATCAAGGCCAACGTGCTTTGCGGAGGCGCACCGACCGCCTATTGCGGACTGAGGCGTCTCAAAGCCCCTGCCGATGCCTCTGTAGGTGGCTAAACTGCCGATAAGATAAGAATAAGCCCCGTCCGTCGCCATTTCGGATGGGGCTTACCATAAAGGAGGCCGGAAGAATGAAACCGATAATCACGGAAAAGGAACTTGCCATCGAGCTGAACCTTGACGAAGACTACTGCACAAGCGAGGAGAACCTCGCCAAACTGCGGCGGCTTCTTCTTTCGGCCTCCTCTTTTATTAAAAACGGAACAGGGCACGACTATTCCGAGGACAAGGACATAGATCCTCTGGCCGTGGACGTCTGCATCATGTTCTGCAAACAGCGGTGGTATGAAGGGACGACGTTCTCCGCCGATTACGACTACCATATCGGAATCAGCGCGGACAGGTATACCCTCCAGCTGATGGCAAAGGAGAGGCAGCCATGATTCCCTATAAATATCCAAACAAGGACAAGCGGATAGACCTCTATTCCATCGTCGTCCATAAGGACGAAAAGAATAACAAGGTCTATGTGAAGAAGCACTACTATCCGAAAGGGGTATACAGGAAGGCGTGCATCGTCGACACGGTTGCCGAAAGCAACGAAAGCCGTATCCCAGTCCCTGTCAATCGCACGTCGTTCAACGTGAACTGGCACAGAAACGTGGACATAGGAATGTTCATCGACTATTACGGGAAGACCTATAAGGTAATCGGCAAGGACGAGCTGGACTACCGGCATACGGAAAGGCGGATAGTGGGGGAAACGGTTCCTGCGCCCCATTATGACGAGGAAAGGTGGGGAGTGATATGACGCTCACCAAGGCAACGGCGCTTGCCACTGAGGAAGGCAGGAAGATACTGGAGGCCTCAGGGTTCAAGGACGGAGTCGATGACGACTATCTCGCCTCGACCGGGGTGGATGTCGGGAACAAGCCATGCTACTACTATACGAGAAGCGACACCAACAGGAAGGACGGCACAAGCCTCCTGGCGTTATGGGACATCACATCCATAACCGGGACTGGCAAGGCGGACAATCGGACCGCCATGCGGTATATAGCCATGCAGATTAGCTTCTACACCGAGCAGGACAGGACATCCGGCACCGTCCAGGAAGTCCTTGGGAAAATGGAAGCCGAGGCGGAGAAGCTGGGATACGAGGTCAACCTACAGGCTTCCGATTCGTTCGACCTGGTAAGAAGAATAACCATCATCTCATACCGGTTAACTAAGACTGTCATGTAAAGGAGGACAGAAACATGTTTGCAAGAGTACGTTTCTTCAAGATTACGGGATATGATGCAGTCACGGGCGCACCGACCCTGGACAAGACCGCGATCAAGCTCTACACCCCCGGTGCGACCGAGCAGGAAATCAACAACCGTTCCATTTCCCTCGAACTGGACAGCTCCTCCGTCTCCCTCGAGGCGGACAACCGCAAGAAAACCACGGAAACGGTCAAAGGGGCAAACATCACCCTTACAGCCTATGGAGTGGACGAGACCGCCCTCAGCGCCCTTACCGGATTCGAGAAAGGTGAAGACGGACTCAACATGGTCGTCAACACCGGCGAACAGAAGCACTTTGCCATGGTCTTCAACGGAAAACAGACGAATGGGACGGAATACACCTGCTACCTTCAGGACGTCACCATCAACACCCTTCTTCCGAATGCCCAGCAGGACGGGGACTCTGCCGAGGAGACAAGCATCAGCGGTTATGCCTCGGCCCTTGTCGTGAACGGAAAGGCCACCCTCGGACGCCTCAGCTACAGCGGGGAGGCCGACTTCCTTGCCCAGTCTACCGAGCCGGATTCGGCGAAGGTCGCCGCGGTATTGGCAAAATAGGCGATGCATCAGATTACATTCAAGAACCACGTTCTTTCCGACAACCTCCTCTATGCGGTCAAGTACTTCCCCGGCTTCTACGGAAAGGACCTTATCAATGCGCAGAACGACATGGGCGACCAGTCAAAGGCCTTCGATGTCGTCCTCTCGATGTATTGTGCGATGGTCTGCGCCGGAGAATCGAAATGGGGCGCAAAGGTGAGAGCGGAAGGCTATGGGGCAGTCTACGACGAACTTGTCGGAGAACTGGACAGGACGGACTTCCAGCCCCTTACCGATGCCATCAACAAGATGGCACAGGCAGAGAAACAGCCAAAAAAAGCAGCGGCGGAGGAATAGGCGGGGGCTTCAAGGAGCTCCGTTTCTCCGTCGTATACGCCTTTGCCGAATTAGGGATCCCGGAAGACAGGATGTGCGAGTGGAACCTTGACGATCTCTCTTCCTATATCATGGGGGTGAACGCCATGCGGTCCGGAAAGAAGAAGGGGAAGTCCTTCAGCGACAAGGACAGGGGTAGCCTGTTCAGATAGGAGGCATACCATGGCGGACGAGTACACCGAGGCATGGAAGTACCTTGAACGGCTTCCTGACGAGCTTAAGCAGGCGGCACGGAATGCCGTCAAGAAGGTGACCTACAAGAAGGCCAAGGAAGTCGAAAGAATCATTTCCGACAACACACCGAGAATCGACAGATGGCAGCCGACTGCCGACAGCGGACTATGGCCGGTGAACGACCTTAAATACCATCTGACCATCAATCCCGTTGACGGCATGAGCAGACTGAGCGCGGAGGTCATCGGATACGAGGTCGTGTTCGACGGATATTACACCTACCATTCCAACAGCGGAAAGCGCCAGGGGACGTCAGGGGTAAGACAGGTGGCCTATCAGAAGATCGCGAATTCCCTTAACGCAGGCTTCTTCATTGCTTCCAACATCCCTAACTGGAACGGAAAATATGTGACATCCTGCAGGGGATTCATCGACAAGGCTTTATATAAGCTTGTCAACATGGACGAGGAGATAACAAAGCAGTTCAATCAGGAGTGCAGAAGCATAACCATCTAGGAGGCCATAATGGCAACATCTAGTCCGGGAACGAAGATAACCCGATCGCTCAAGACAATCACCACCGAGATCAAGGACAGGAGCCGGGAAATCAACATCGCTAAGACGACCGCCAACGCCCTTCGGGAGGCGTTGAAGGTTTCTCCTGGGAACATAAAGCTTACAACGTCCTATTATGCCTCCCTCAATACCCAGCTTGAGAACAGCAAGAAGAAGCTTGCCCTCATCAACGAAGCAAGGGAAAAGAGGAAACAGCAGAACGAGGGCAAGGACGTAACCAACACCGAGCAGTGGAAGAAGCTCAACAGCGAGCTGGAAAAGACAAAGGCGAACATCACCCAGCTCAAGTCCATGAGTTCGTCCGGCCAGCTTCTTTCCGTGAGCAACCTCAAGGACTTCGTTTCCACTGCCGTTGACACCCTTAAGAAGCTAGTCAGCATGGTCAAAGAGGTCGTGACGGAGTTTGCGTCTTCGTCTGAGACAATCTACAACTATGCGAAGAAATACAACCAGAGCGCGGAGGAATTCCAGCTTCTTTCCAACGCATACCAGCGTGTCACAGGGGACGCAAACGCCTATACGAGCGTCAGGGATTCCGTCATCGCATTGCAGGGCCGTATATCGACCGGAAACCAGAAGGTCGTTACCGATTTAGGCAATCTCGGACTCACGCTTGCCGACCTAAAGGGAAAGGGCACGGACGAAGTCCTCTCCATCATCACCGAGCGAAGGCGTGAGATGGGCGATACGGCCGATGTCGCCTCCATTGCGGTGGCACTCTTCGGTTCCAATGCCGGAACCTATGTCAACGAAATGGTCCAGACTTGTGCCGACACCATCAAGCAGTACAATCAGGAACTTACCGAGAACGGAATGCTTTCCAACCAGCAGGTGGCGAACGGAAAGAAGGTGGCCGATTCGCTTGCCCTGATGAAGTCAAAGAGGCAGGCCCTTGTGGCAGAGCTTGGGGAGGCCTTCTCACCTCTCCTCACAAGCCTTGCGAACACCCTTACGGCCCTTTCCCCCATGATCCAGGGCGTGGCAAGCTTCCTTGCCTCGATAGGCCCGGCCGGCCAGCTTGCGGTCGCAGGGTTCCTCGCCGTCCTTTCCGTCCTTCCTAAGCTCATCCTCGCCATGATGGCGCTTAACGCTTCGACAGGGCAATGGAAGCGGGTGATGCTCACAATGACCGCCATTGCCTTAGGTGCCACCGCTCTTGGAGCAATTTTTGGTGGAATATCCACAATAGGTACCCAGTCAAATTATGCCAGCATAGGAACAGACATTGCCGACATGGCCTCTACCGGAAGCAGTAGCAGTACCAATACGACAAACACCAAGAATGTATCTTATACCGACAATTCTGTGAACAATTATAACATTACGAAGGATGTCGATGCCGATGCCGTCATCGAGGAGATTTCGAATAAGCGGAGAACGATAGGAGGATAGGCGCATGGGAAAATATGCTAACTGGGATGGCATCATCGATACATTCCGATTCGATGTCCTTACCTCCGACACACGGGAGAAGGTTCTGGGAACGGACGGGAAGCCTGTGGCTCCGTCCTATGATTTTGTGCAGAACCTTTCCGGCTTAGGCTTTGCCCAGACGCTTGACATTGTGGAAGGAGATACGATCGACTATCTTCTCAAGCAGACGATCGAAAAGAACAGCGTTTCCTTTGAAGCCGTGTTCCTCGGTGCGGATGCCTATGAGAAACTATACCGTTTCAACGCCTTCTGGGGGCGGTATGCAGACCACGACAGATATATCACCAGATTCAGTTATATCCCTTCTGACTATCTTGACGTCGATAAGGATGCCGGACTTGACCAGGAGACTCTGGACAAACTCACGGACTCCCAGAAGAAGGATTACTTCCGCCGTTATATCGACTTCGTGATCACGGCAGGGAGTCCAACCGTAAGAAGCAACCAGCAGGTCACGGAAAAGATTACCAGGCGTCCTCTTTCCCCTTGGTATGAGGAGGTCTTCACGGAATTCACCATCACATCGGAAAAGAACACCGGAAAGATATATCCTTACGGCTATCCTTACCGCTATGGCGGTGGGGCCTATGATTCCGCGAACTACATCAACAACGACTACCTTAAGGAAATCCCGCTCAAAGTCACGATAGTCGGGCCCACCTCGGAAAGGCCTTATGTCGCACTCTATTCAGTATCTGACGATGGATTGACGACTGAGCAATACGCTAAGGTGGCCTTCCCAGGGCTGGGTGTTCTTTCCGCCGGGGAAAAGATTGTGATTGATGCCTTTACCTCTCGGGTCTATAGGGTGACTGAAAAGACTCTAACAAACGGACAAAAGCGGGAGTATTACACTGATCTTTACTATGCGACAAGTAAATCCCATCAGGCGTTTCTGTTTGCCAAACAGGGCAAGACCAAGGTAAGTTCGAACTTAAACGGAGGCAAGCTACAGGTCGAGTCGGTAAGATACGTCTTCTAGGAGGTGGGGATTCTAATATGGCATACCTTGTATTGTTCGACAAGAATTTCGTTCCTTTGGGATCACCATCCGAAGGCGAGATTTCTACTGTCCACGTATGCAAAAGCTGGAGCCTTAAACGAAAATCGTTTGAGTTCGATGAATTCAAGGCAGTGTGCAAAGGGTATAAGGACTCTCAGAACGCAGTCTATGCGGGCCTTTTCGAGAACGATGGACGGCTCATTTATATGTGCCTTTCCGGAATACCGACAACCAAGGACGACCTTACGACGGTAAACGGCATTGACGTCCGACAAGTGTTCAATCAGGAAATACCGGTAGACTATTCGCAGGCCTTCGGGAGAGATGGGAAGACAAGCGCATCAGATATCTATAAAGTACTGCTTGGGGATTCAATGGTAAATATAGCCTCAGGAGTAAGCTACAGCGGTGTGCCTTATGGCTATGACCTGAACAATGCTTCAGGGGAAAGAATCTCGCAATATTTAAGCGATAGCAGTGAACTCATTTCACCGTCGAAGAAGATCCGGAATATATGGGAACAGATTCAGGCATGCAACGCAAACTTTTCCTGCGTCCTTGTCGCCGAATGGAAGAACGACCGGAAGACAAACTTTTATAGCCTTACTTTCAAGGTGAAACCGGTTCTGAACGTTTATACCATCCGACTTAAGGATTTCAACGTCAATCGCACCCTCAATCAGAATGTTGTCAACCATGTTAGAGTCTGGGACAGTACGTTGACTTGGGTAATCGCCGAATTCTTTCTCCTTAAACAGCCTATGGTCGAAAAAAGGCAGGCAGGGGGCTATACAAGCTACAAGTTTACCTATATAACAAGATATTTTTCTGAGAAATGTTGTTATCCGATCCGGTCGCAGGCCTTTGCCGCAGAGGCTTCCGACAGCTCCGAATCGGCGGATGAGTCCACGACGAAGGAAAACGAGCAGGAAGCTTGCGAGGAAGCAGTTCAGACACTCATCGAGTCCGTCTCAAAGGACAGAGTGACCATAGACCTAAATTCGAAATACGGAAAGATGCTGGATGGCATAGACCTGTCTGACAGGGGTCTGCTTGTCGGATACTATTCAGCAGATGGCGAAAACAACGAGGACAAGTATCTCCCAGTATCCGCAATCGAGACCGACTCCAGCGGTACGAAAAAGGCAGAGTTCGGACGCCTCTCGGAATACTGGTTCATGGAATAGGAGGAGACAGAAATGGCTATCAGAATTATTCAGAAGAACGGTAGCGACAACGTCACTGCCGAGGACGATGCAAAAGTCAATTATGTCCTTTTCGGTACATGTATTTTCGGCGGAATCGGTAAGGAGCTTGCGTTAACCAGCGGTTCGGATAGCTTGACCATAGGAAGAGGGATGGCCTGCCTTGGTGGGCGACTTATTTCCGTAGATGCCGAAGAAAAGCTCGCCTCCTCTTCCCAGACGGTTTATTTTATCGTCGACCTCCGTGAGGAAGGCAAAGAGGCCGCTTATCTTTCCGATTCCTTTGATGATATTGAAGGCATTGAGGTAGGAAGTAGCGTGTTCCTTGAAAGCGGGAAGATATATGAGATTCCCCTTTATACGAACGGACAGCCTGCACTTGATACAAGAAAGCCAGGGGAAGCATCGAAAGCCCGTGCTCTTTCCCCATCGGGGTATCTTGGTAAGACGAGCCTCGGCGATTTGTTCGTTATAGACGATATGGGCAGAATAACCGACTTTAAACAGGTTCAGCATTGTGCATATTCTGATGTCGCAAGCTCTCTCCGCATCGGTGACATGAATGTAAACGTGGCCTCCGGCTTATCGATGAACTTTGGGGGGACAACCAACGTACGGAGGCTTGTTGAAAAGCAGGTGGCGACCGTGTTGTCAATCCCCGCCCAAAAGACGTCTTCAAGTGCGGATATTTTCTCCGATTCGTCCAGCAAAAAGATCAGTATAGACCTGGAAACATTCTCATCCTTCGACAATGCTTTCTATGTGATGGTGAAATCAGACGAGGAATGTGGCTTCTCAGATGCCGCGCTGAGCATACTTGAAGGCGGGACCGTGACTTTTTTCACAGGCTTGGAGATTGCATTTAAAAAAGCCGATAATCTTGCCACTAGGTATTATCGGTGGAACAAGGATTCCAGCCCTGAGGCACTTGGCCATGTCTATGTCTATCTCGTGGGGACAGTGAAATGAGCATCGAGTTTCTTACAAAGAAAGGAAGACCCATTAAGGCCACCGACGACTCCCGGCGCTATTTTCAGGGAACCGGCAATCAACTATTCGGCAATACTGGTTCCCTTCCTTTGGAATGCCCATATTTCATTATCGATTCACCGGAATATAACTATCCACTCAGACTGTCCTTCGGGAACGAAGCAGGAAGCATAACTATTGCCCCTGGATTATTCTCGGTTTATGGCCATTGTATTGAGATTTCCGAAGAAACATCTGTAATCGATGACATTTCCAAGGTCTATTTGGATTTCTATTCAAAATGTTATGTTTATGTATTCATCCGCGTCGACCTTGACGACGTCGGAGACGAACGTGCAAAGCCAATATATTCATTCGTGAAAACAAAAGGCGACATCGATGCCCCCTATCCTGAACAGGAAAACGAGGACGATCTTCATACCGCCGGAACAGGCGTTTATGATGTCCCTGTTGCCTCCTTCCTTTATGATCCACAGGCAGCTGATACGGCTTCTATGTTTACAAAGGTTACATACTATATAAAAACCATTGTGCCAGCCGAAAAGGAGCTTTCTTCCCATGTTGACATGGTGGGCAGTAGCAAGGCAGACGATATAATTTCCCAGTTCCTGGGAACAGACCCTAAACTTTATCCGAACAATGCCGTGAAATCCGAAACCTGCCTTGCTTTCGGAGACGATGAATCGTCAACGCCCATCAATGACATCAAATTTTGGGTATGCCGAAGCAAATCCTTACTCCTTTCCTCGGTTCAAAATATCCTTACGGCAGAAATCGGAAAGGAGAGCAGAGTGGACATGGGAGCAGGGATTCTTGTCCCCCGTGGGATATATCGAATCATCGTCAACGGCGGAAATATAAAATACAACGGAGATCCTTATGACTGCTCTGATGGAATGCAAAGGCGAAAGGGTTTCTGTCTAGAACATGGCTTTACGTTTACATCAACTCCGGACGAATATTACGACGGAGTCACGATAGGCCTTATTGCTTCCGGCGAGCTTACCGTTAACGGATATAGCCATCCGCAATTATATACTCGGACAGTCCAGTATCTCGGATGGGCGAAAAAGCATGGCGATGCCTATCCTGATGCCTATGCCGAGGTTCGGCAAAAGACAGGAAGGCCAGTGAATGACCCTGAAAAACTCATCGATCTCGGCTCAAGTGGGACAACGAAGACATTGCTATTTCCTGTTTTCGAAATGAGACTGACGTTCAACCGTAGGCTTTTTAAGAGATTTGGACTTAAGGTCAAAGACTATTATGGGAGTGCGCCGACTGAAATGATCCTTGATCCTGATTTATATGGGAAGGGGAGAATGATAAACGATCCTACTCAGACTGATGGCACCGGAAACAATGCCACACTCACTGCGAGTAGTATAGCCATGTTTTATCTGAACCATTTCTATCCGGTGCCACAGGCGGAGGAACCATGACATGAAACTACTAGAGGCAAAGGGTGTCCCCATCAACGTCCATGACGGGGCACGGAGGAACTACCTATCTGCCCTCAGCAACGACGGAATCCTGTCAGGGTTCAAGAGGTCGTGCGGTACGAACGGAATCGTCACTGCAACGGCAGGAACGCTCAGGATCCACGGATTCCGCCTTGAGGTGTATGAGGACGGGGAGGCTATCACGGATGCGCCTGGGGAATACAACACCGCTTATCTTGGATGGAACTGGCTTGTCCTCAACATAACCTACGACAGGGCACAAATGGACTCTTCCTACTCGTTCTCCTGCTATCCCGATTACTTCCAGAAGGATACGGACATCGAAAGCGGGAAAAGCGGAATGGTATGCCGTGCGATTGCGAAGTTCAAGAAGTCGGGGAGCGAGGTCACCGACTTCCAGACAATCGTGGGGAACATAGACGACGAGATGAAGGTGAAGACCTCGGACATCGACGGATGGTTCTAAAAGACAGGGAGGGAACAAAGCATGTCTTATGAATATTTAGATAAAACCGGCGCAAAGTACCTTGCCGGAAAACTCAAAGGGTACTCCGACGGGATTTCCATCAGCTTCGGCGGTACGACCTACACACAGAGCAACCAGCTTATTTCACTGCCTCTGCCGACGGATTCGGCAATCCTTGGGGCAACGAAGGACAAGTTCGCCAAGTCGATCTCGTTCAGTTCGAGCGCGAAATGGGCCACGTCCTATTCCGCGGTGAACAACACCATCACCCTTCCCACATCAGGATGGGCCATTTCCATTACGGGAAGTGCGGGAAGCGTGGCGCATTCCCTGACGGCAGGAAGCAAGAAGTACAACGGTTCTGCGGACGTGGAAATCACAAAGGCGGACATCGGGCTCGGGTCGGTCGTCAATGAACCACAAACGGACATCTGGAGTGCCGTCTCTTCGAGCTACTTTACCGCCAAAGGAGCAAACGCACTCTACAATGAACTCGATAAGAAGATAGCAAACATCGTCTCTAATACCGCATTGGCCTATGCAATCTCCATAAACGATACTTCAGTGGAAGTCAACGTAGGAACGATTGATGGAAAACCGCAGATTGCCACATATCCGACAAAGAACGCTTCTTTCAACTCAACGGAATCGGATATTACCATTACTTATGTCAATCCAACTGATAGTAATGGACCTTACTTGCTTAAACTGACTGATGGTACAGCTGAAAATTTGGCGAGCCTCAAGGTTGGAGACACTGTCTTAATCAAAGAAGAAAATGTTCCTGACCGCTGGGTCTCTGCAGTCACTAAGGATCCTACAAAAACAAACACGTACGAACTCACCCTTTCACGCCTCGAGACGGACAACAGGAACATCTACGCCCATTGCGTATCAGGGAACCAGGACAAGGTCAAGTATGCGGAAACGGCGGACAATTCCACGAAGCTCGGCGGTCAGGCGGCAAGCTACTATGCCACGGCCTCATCCGTCACCTCGGTTACCAGCACCGCAAACACGAACAAGACCGACATTGCCGGCCTTAAGACGTCGGTTGCCAATATGGTCCCTTATGACGGGGCGACAAAGGACGTCTACCTTGGAAGCAACGGCATTTACTCGGGGACCCGTAAAAGCGACGGATCGCTGACGCCAACGGCCACGGACTTCGCTCTGAAGCCGGGGTATCTCATGGTCTCAAGCGCCAAGGCGACCGGAGTCCTCGGTGCATATTCTGCCACCTTGGAATATAACCAGCTTAACGTCAGCGGAACCTTATACCGTGATAACCGCATCCAGGCGCCGGGAACATTCTTCTACAAGAATGCCGATACCGGCGAGGAATTCACCTTCAAGTCGACGGGAGGGGATGTCGTCACCAGCGGGCAGATGTCGGCCATTCCGAACGACACCATCGACACCTGGTTCTGACCGGGGATGAAAAATGGCTTACGACTATCTGAACGCCGCCGGCGCGAAGCATAGGAAGGAAAAGCTCACGGAGTGGACGACAGGCCACTTCGTGGGCTATGCCTCCCAGGGCTCCGTGTCCGTCGCAGGCAATTCCAAGACGGTATACAAGACAAGCCCGGAGACGCTCTTTGTCCCTAACGGCCTTATCATGGGCGGAACCGCCGCAGCGGCAGGACTTACGACGCGCGGAATCTGCGGTATATCCACCCCTGATGCGAAAGGCGGATGCGCCAAGGACAGCCTTTTCCTAAACTATGACGGGAACGACAGCTATGACCGCAAAGTCGTGCTCGGTGCAGGAAGCGTTGGGACTCCGATCGACGGCGGCGCATACACCTATTCCGCCGTCCGTGGCGACCAGATGGTTTCCTATGTGAACGGCAAGATAGGAAGACAGAACAAGACCTATGTGATTGCAGACCTTGACCCAAGGATTGACAATGTATCCAATCCTGCCTATGCCAACAAGTCGCTGAACAGCGGCGAGGGCGAGGTTACGATAACCATCAAAGAGCTGTCCCAGTCGAGCGGACCTTACTACTTCCAGACAACGAGCAGTGATTACCTAAAGGGAAGCGCGCTCCGTGTCGGAGACGTCTTCTATATCAAGGACTCGGGCGTCCCTGACCGCTGGGTTTCCGATATTACATCGATAAACGGGACTGGTGCCCAATCAAAGATCATCATCGAACGCCGTATCAAGTTCTCCGCCATCGAAAGCGGCAACCTGACCGGCATAAAGGACGCAAAGGTCATCGGCACCGATTCCGACGGCAAGCTGGAACAGCACAGCCTTGCAATCTCGGATATTGCGGAGTTGCAGTCGACCCTCGGAAGAAAGCTGGACGGAACGCCCCTGGAGTCCTTTAACAAGGCCACCGGGAATGGCGTGTTTTCCTATACTCCCACTTATGGCGGTAACATAACGAAATACAAAACCCTCGAAGGGTTCATAGGTTCCTATTACTCCGTGGACAAGGGCGGAATGGTCACAAATAATTACAGCTATCTCTATGGGGTCGGACGGCTGGGTGCCGGCACCTACCTGGGATTCGTACAGGTCAATCGGGACTACAGTTCGGACAACGATGCTGTTTACATGTCAAAAGGACTGTATGTAAGCACCGGGGATGCCCTGAGCTCTCCTTCCGCATATCTCGTGAACGGTGACAGCACCACCGAATACGAGGTGCGTCTTGCCACGGAGAAGGACTTAGCCAACAAGCAGGACACGCTTGTCTCCGGCACGAACATCAAGACAGTGAACGGGACGTCCCTGCTGGGAAGCGGGAATGTCACCATCTCCACTTCGTTGCCATCAGGCTCGGACGTCACTCTCCGGACGCTTTCGTTTAAGAAGGGATCCAGCTATTCCATTTCTGGCATATACTGCCAAAGAGTGACCGTTTCAGTGGCCGGAAGCGTCGGCTCAGAAGGACAGACCTCATTTACCATCAGTTCTGATTATGTTTCAAGCTTCGCCAGTGGAAAGTGGTACGTGACTGCTTCGATAGTGTCTGGGGGATACTGCAACACATTAGTCCTTGGTATGAACCTGAATTCCATGTCGAGTGCGACCGGAGGGACCGTCTATCTTAGACGAGCCACCTCAGCCGATTCCCAGACCAGAACCTATGATGTTGATTTGATTATGGTACGCCTTTACTAGCGGGGTGATAAATGAAAAGAATATTCTTTGACCGAAATACCATGGCTGTTTCCGGACGGTATCCCCATTTCTATCCGTCTGTTGAAAAAGACTACTTGGATGTCGCTGACGATGTATACGAAGAGACCCTCTCCTGTGAGTACGGAAAGATATGGAAAGTGAAGGATGGTGTTCCATATCTTGCGGATGATCTCGAAGTCCAGGGCTCGGATGAGTATAAGGACTTTACTAACCGCAATAAAATATGCGAATATAGAGCCTACCTCGACTCCACCGACTATGTTGTTTCCAAGCTTTCCGAGCTTAAGCTGGAGGATGAACAGGAATACCAGAAGGCGATGGGAGAGTACAAGGACGTCCTTGCCAAGCGGAAGGAAGCACGTGCGAAGATAAACGAACTGGAAGGGACGGCATAATGGGAAACGGCGCCATGGGAAACCACGGCGCTTTTTTCGCCTTATTTTCTTTCAATGCAAAACGATGGTGCCACATAATAATATTGACCTTGTTTCTTTCCGGGAAGAATCTCTGAAAGGAGACCATATATATGGACAGCTTTTTAAGTTTTCTGAAGTCCTACGGCTTCTACGGCCTTCTGGTCGTGGTCGTGGCCTTCGCCGGCACAGCCCTTATCAAGCTCCCCATCAAGAAATGGGCCGAGAAATGGGCAACCAAGAACGGCCTTGACAAATCCGTCGTCACGAAGTGGATCAGCGCTATTCCGCTGGCCATCAGCTTCATCGGCGCCAGGCTTGTCGAATGGGGCAACGAAGGCTGGGGCAATGCCATCACCCTTCCCACCTTCGACTGGACACGCACATGCGTCTTCGCCCTTGCCTGTTGGACCGCATCCGTTTCCGCCTTCAACATCATCGGTGACTTTCGCAACGCGAGTCTGAGCAAGGAGAGGAAGAAGACGGCCGATGCCACCAATGCCGAAGTGGCCAAGGCAAAGCAGATCATTGCCGAATCCGCGGTGACCGAGAAGGACATCGCCAAGCAGGCAAAGAAGGATGCCGAGGCCAAGGCCAAGGCCGAGGAACAGCGGGCCAAGCTGATTGCCAAGGCCGAAGCCGAGCAGAAGGCGCGTGAAGAGAAGATCGCGAAGCTTAATGCACAGATTGAGGCACTTAAGGGGAACGCATCCGCTTCTGCACAGGCAACCCAGTCGGTAAGTAATTCTTTCTTTAATAAGTAGCCAGTTTCCGCCCTTTCCTCTGGAGGACGGAAATTTTTTGAAAATAAAGGCGCCCAAATGGCGCCCAAGCCATCAAAAAAAGCCCTTAGTTTAGGGCTTTTTTAAGAATCTGGTCGAGAGTATGAGAAGCGTAAACAACATTTTATAAGCCATTATAATGATGCAATGATTTCCGAATTTCCCCTATATTATGGGCATATTTTCGAAAACGCCGTTATAGGCATTAAATGGGGATTAAATCCCTTTTTTGTTTTTTGGCGCCCAAATGGCGCCCAGAATATGGGAATCTGTTGAAAATGAATTTCCGCATACTTCGTTGTCGAACGCCGTGACTGCGCTGGCAAGGGTATCAGGGTATAGATGGGAATAGACCTTCCAGGTGATTTCGGTTGACGAATGTCCCACCAGCTTAGAAATCGTGGTCACCGGGGTCCCTGAATTGATGAGGACCGACACATAGGAGTGTCTAAGGTCGTGCACCCGGATATGGGGCACCCCGCTTTCCTTTTCCACATTGTCCTTCAGGGCAATCAGGGTCGAGTCCGGAATATGGGAAAGTCCTCCGCATAGGAACAGGGCAGGGCTTCCTAGCTTGTTCAGCCGTGTATAGAGGTGTTCCTTTATGATGTCCACAAGGGTCTTGGGAATCGGCACACAGCGACGGCTTGTCTTGTTCTTCGGAGGGGTCGTTACCCAGTCCATCCCCTGAACCTTGTGGGAGCATGATTTCGTGATATTGAGATAGTAGACTCCTCGGCGCTGGAAGAAGTCCTCCGGCGTCAATGCGTTTGCCTCGCCTTTTCTCAGTCCGGCAAAGAAAAGGATGTTCAGCCTTACATATGATCCCCAGTAGGACATGTAATTCGAGGAATATGGGGAGATTTTCTCGCAATCCTTTCTGAACTGGGAGATAAAGGCGGAAAACTGATAGGGATCCCAGAAATGGAGTTCCTCTTCCTTTTCCCTCGCATTAGGATCCTTTTTGAACGTCCCAGCCATGTCGAGGTATTTGCACAAATCCAATCCGAATTCCTTATAGGCAAAGGAAAGAAGGCTGTGCAGTGCATTGAATTTGTTCTTGCGTGATGTGAAACCTAGACCGCTTGCCTCAATATATTCTTTCCATTTGATAAAGGTCGCCTTGTCACACTTCCGCCTGTCCCTCCCATGGAAGAACGGTACGATGTAGAGTCTGAAGGCCCGTTTATAATTATCGATTGTGGTTATCCGGATTTCGCTGTTTCTTTTGGTACAGAACTCATTGATAAGACTTTCAACGCCTATCTTTGACGTATTTGTCCTGTCTGTGGCCGCATCGCGCGTCCCAAGCCTTATTCCCTCTGCTTCCTTTGCCTCGGCATAGGTGGCAAAGGACTTGCACAGTCTTTTTCTTTTTCCGTCCGTTCCTTGTGTGCCGACAATGACCTGCCAAGGCTTCTGGCGGTCGCGCTTTCTAATCATCCTTCCTTGCCTTTAAAGCATCGGAAAGCTCGACCGGTTCTATGATGTCGTCTTCGTAAATAGTCTGCTTCTTTTCCCAGTGGCCGTCGGTCAGTCCGGTGTAGCTTGGGACATAGACGTCCACAAGGATAAATCCGGAATCGTCAGGAAGCCGTCGAGGATGGGGAACGAGTTCGGCCCCTGGATGGGCAGGGCCGAGATAACGCACGAGGAACTTTTCCCCTAATCCTGCAGCGATCATGTCGTCCGTTCCGATGTCGGCAATGTAGTAGTTTCCCTTCTTCAGCTTTTCTTTCATGGTTCAGTGTCCTTTCATTTTTTCTGTTTCTTAATTGCCCTTATAATATTCAAAATTGTCTCTAAGCTATCCTTATCATCAATGTCCGATATTGTCTTCCTTATTTTAAAGCGAATGTCCGACACCTCTCTTTCGTGAAGACCGATGGAAGGCTCTTCGTTTAGAATAAAAGATTCTGGGGGAATGCCTATCTTATCAATAAGAATCATCATGTTTCCGTAACTGATTCTTCTTGTGTTGCCTTTTTCCCATCTGAATACCGTGCTTCTATTGACTTGGCAGGCCTCAGCAAGATCGTCCAAGGATAATCCCTTTGCAATGCGGAACTTGTGTATTGTCTCTCCTAGAGTTTTGTAGTTCATCTTTTATCCTCGCTGGCACAATTATACAAAAGAAAACTCACAATTGCAAAAAGTTTAATATTAGTATTGCAAAACGAAACGAAGTGTAATAGAATGATAACGTTGCAAGATGCAACAGAAGGCAAAGAAAGGATCACGAGTATGAAAAGCAATAAGATCAAACTGTACAAAGTGGAAGCCGGCATCGAGAACTGGATGGAAAACAAGCCAAGGCTAGGGAACCCCCTTGACGGCAAGGAGAAGTTCTGGGGAACAACGGATTACGCAAAGGCCGAAAAAACCTACGACTATTATTGTTCGGTCGCCGATAAGTACGGATACGAAGTGGTGGCCCTTGTTTCATGGGAAGTGCCTGAGGAAATCTATAAGGAAGATGAACGGATGGAGGTTTCCCAGGAAGAGATCGACTCCGAGGAGGAAAGGAGAGTGTCCAGAATGGGATAGTTTAAATAAATAGGAATCCGGGATGGGGCGGTAAGGAAGGATAGAAAGGATCCTTTTATTATGAAAAAGAAAGAAAAGCAGGAAAGGCAGGAACAGGTCGAGAAGATTGCGAGACGGTTATTTGATCTCGGAGCATACACGGTCCTTGAAGCGCCGATAAGCAAGGAAACAAGCAGGGAAGTGAAAGAATGCTTCAGAGAACTGAGACTTTTGTTTGCGGACTAAGCTATCTGGCCACGGCCAGAACCGAAAAGGAGGAAAAAAGAATGTTCACATCGTTTACGAAGACGAAATGGAAGGTGCTTCTTGCATCAAGCGGGATTTCGCAAAAAATGAGGGCGAAAAAAATAGGAATTGCCCCTGCAACCTTGATTAAGAAAATAAAGGACCCTAAGCGTTTTACTATTGAAGAAATGACTAAAATCGCCCTTGTTGTCGGAGATGAAGAGGCCAAAGATTTATTTTTTGGCAGCCCATTGCAAAATGCAACATTCAAAAATGAAACGGAACATTGCTAAGCGCCTGGACCAGGCATGGAAGGACATCAACTCGGTCTCCATCACACGGCCGATGGTCGTCCGCCTGCTGACCATCTACGGAGGCAACAGAGAGCAGGCCTGCAAGGTATACGAATCAATGGAACAGGACTATGTCACCTATCTGAAGGCGAGGGGGCTTGTCAATCCCGGGACGCTCGGGATCCCGAATGCGGTTGCCCTTGAGAAGCTGAAGCTCTACGGAATCACGAAAACGGCAATCCGGTCGGCCATGGAATCGGAGGGAATCAAATGAAGGAGAAGGTGATAGGGAACAGAATCGTCCTGGTGTTCGACTCCTCCCTCCGGCTCGAAAGAAGCCCGATAAGGAAGTATGCAGGGCAGTTGGGCGGATACGACGTCTATGCGGACAGCAACGGCGAAATATACCGCTGTCCGGTGGAAACGAACGAGGGACTGACAAGACTTCCGCAGACGAACAACTGCGGGACAAGGCGTGTAAGCATCAGTTCGAAACGGTACGGCGTCGCGGTGCTTGTCGCAAAGGCGTTCTTCGGTAAGAAGGCCGAAGGCAGACAGGTGATACACATCAACGGCCATTCCGAGGACAACCGGCTCGAGAACCTCGGAATAGACATCACTCAGAGATGGGACGGCGGAGTCGGAATAGAAGTGGCCATGAAAGGAGGCTCGGTCTATGGGACAGACGAAGGAAGGGAAGAGGGAGATGACGGCGGTTCTTCAAAGAATCCAGATGGAGCTGAAGGCTCCGAAGAACCAGTACAACAGCTTCGGAAAGTACAAGTATCGGTCACAGGAGGACATTCTGGAAGCCGTAAAGCCGATACTGGCAAAGTACGGGGTCGCACTGACCCTAAGCGATGAGGTCGTACAGGTAGGGGAACGGATCTATATCAAGGCAACGGCATCCCTGTTCGCCGGAGATGACAGCATCAAGGTGACGGCATATGCCCGTGAGCCTGCCGACAAGAAGGGAATGGACGAGGCACAGATAACAGGCACGGCGTCAAGCTATGCACGGAAATACGCCCTTAACGGCCTCTTCGCAATCGATGATACGGAGGACTCGGACGCCCAGGACAAGGCAACCGCGGATAAGCCAACACCCATCCATATCCATATCGATAAGGTAACGCCTGATGAAATCTCCGCTCCGAAGATAATGCCTCTTTGCAGCAAGAACATAAAGGTCGAGACGATGGCCGAGGCGAAGGCGATGAAGATCAGCCTTGAGAAGGTCGCCGCCTACCTAAAGAAGAAGCCTGAGGAAGTCACGGAGGAGGAAAGGGAATCGTGCATCGCACGGAAGAAGAAGGCACTGGAGGCAAAGAAATAATGGAAGCAGAGAAAAAACGCAGAGCCAATCCGCAGGAAACGACGCTCTACTTCATAGAACGTATAGTCAAGTGGCAGCAGAGGCAACAGGAAGTGTCTGGCCGGAACCATTATGACGAGTGGTTCAGCTGGCTAAGCGAATTCAAGGAACTAACAGCCCAGGCGGACCGCATCAGAGACCTAGAGCACAACATCCGCCTTTATAAGGAATATGTCGGAAGCTCGAAGTCGTTCTACGACTGGCTTGCCGAGAAAAAGGAGCACCTACTATGAACGGCATCAGCTTCGACGAATCCACGCACACTTATGCCTTGGACGGCCACAAGCTCATCAGCGTCACCCAGCTTCTCCAGAAATACGGCCTTTCCCCTGACTATGGGGCGGTGGACGAAGCCACGCTTAAGGCATCGGCGGACAGAGGGACGCTCATCCATTCCGAAATCGAGGCATACAACAAGACCGGCGAGGAGGGATTCACTGAAGAATTCGAATCCTACAAGAAAACGGTCGCGGAGAAGGGATGGAAATGCCTCGAAAGCGAGTTCCTTGTCCATAACGATCTGGTCGCAGGACGGGCAGACCTGTTGATGGAGGAGGAAGGGGAAAAGGTGATAGCGGACGTCAAGACCACTTCCAGCCTCCACAAGGATTCCGTCTCATGGCAGTTGTCCCTTTACGCCTATCTGTACGGCGACAGAGGGATTAAGCGCGGACAGGCGTTCTGGTTCGAGGGCGGCGAACTCAAGGTGGTCGAAATAAAGCTTAAGCCCATTGAGGAAGTCGAGTCCCTCCTATCCGCCTATGCGCTGGACTGCCCCTATCAGGAAAAGGTTCCCGCAAGCGATGAGCTTGTCGCGGAGCTTACCAAGGCCGAGACCCTCATCCGCTATTACGACAATAGGAAGAAGGATATTGCCAAGAAGTCCGAGGCAATCAAGCAGGCAAGGATAAAGGCGATGGAGGACAAGGGCGTCTATTCGTTCGAGAACGACAGCGTAAAGGTGACCTATATCGCACCGGGGACAAGACAGACGATTGATACGGCGAAACTGAAAAAGGGACTTCCCTCTTTGGCCGAGAAGTTCAGGAAGACGACACAGGTCGGAGCCGGCATACGCGTGACGTTCAAGAAAAAGGAGGATTGATCCATGTCGAACAAATGGAAGCAGAACAACGGCAGAGTGACGGATGGGAACTGCAGGAAGTCGGTATCCGAGCAGTTCCTCGTGGACGAATACAGACGGATAATGGCGGAAAACAAGGAACTGAAAAGATGCCTTGAAAGTTCCACCGAGTTCGGAAAGAAGATGGCGAATGTAAGCGTCGGGCTCCTCAAACAGCTCGATGAATATAAGGCAATCATCGGCAAGCTCGACCTGTTCGTAATCGGCGATACGGCAACGGTCTACATGACCACGTTCAAAGCCGGTGAACAGGGATACGGGATCCTGCGTAAGGCGTGCCTGGGAGAGGAGGAGAAGTAGATGGCGAAGAAAGAGAAAAGAAAGGGAGGGAAAGGCCATGAATAAGGTCATCCTAAGCGGAAACATCTGCCGTGACGTCGAGAAGGAAAGGTCTAAGAGCGGAATCGCGGTCGTAAACAACTGCGTGGCGGTAAAGAGAGAATTCAAGGACAAGGACGGGGAATACGGAGTCGACTTCATCAACTTCACCGCATTCGATAAGAAGGCCGAATACCTTGCCTCCTATGCCCACAAAGGCGACAGAGTGGAGATAGTCGGGCGGTGGAACACACGGCTCTATACCGACAAGGACAACAGACAGCGGACGGCGAACGAGGTGGTCGTGGAATCGGTGAACGTCTACGGCAACCGGAGAGACGACCAGCCGAAACAGGAGAGAAAGAGGATCGACACCAATTCCCTGCCAACCGATGACGACCTTCCGTTCTAGCAATGAGAAAGGGGAAGTACTTCATCGTCGTCTCATGGAAGGAGACGGCGTCTGGAAAGGACGGACCTGACTCCTATCGGCAGAGACAGAGCACGGTCTGGCAGAAGGCGGGCGAAGGTCTGGCAACAATGATCACCAAGGTACGTGTCTTAAAGAGTCTCGGATGTTATGAGTCTGTCACCCTCTATCAGGAAGTCATATCAGCCAAGAGGATTCCCGTCCTATGAAACTCACAATCGGCGAACTGCGGGTGGTGAAGGCGGCACTGGACTGCGTCCCATCCTATGTGATGGAAGAAAACCACAGGACGATGTACGATGCGGCACGCCTCTCCTACCTGTTCGATGCGGAAATCGAAAGAAACGTCAAGCTGAAGGAAGAGGCGGAGAAACAGCGGAAGGAGATAAGGAAGCACAAGGCCGAGGAGGCAGAGAAGGCAACATTCAAGTATAGGAAATCGAAACTTGAAAAAACAAAGCAGGCAAAGGTGAAAAGAGAGCAGGAGAAGAAAACGCTTGATTTTCCCAGCTTGAAAACAAAGGCGGAAAAGAATGGCTAACAGACAGATACAGATGTCGGAGGACGAAATACGGTATTTCGAACGTGAGCTCCGTGACTCGGTGAATGCCTGCGTGGACGTCCAGTCGGTGCTTTCCGGCCTTCCTGACGGAGGGGCAAAAATGGTGGCACAGGCTCGGAGGATAAAGGCAGGGACCATGCTCATGGCAATGCATACGATAAGGGAAGACAAGCTGAAGAAGTGCAAATAGAAAGGAGGCATCCCTATGGATGGACCGTTCGTCAAGCTATATGATTCCGTCCTTAAGGATGGGAACCTCGACTCCACGGAAAAGCTTATCCTGTCGCTTTACATCTCGGACTACGAAAGACGTGGTAAGGGCATCCGCGGAGGGCTGAGCATCAGGGACGTGTCCAGAGCTCTTAACCGGGATTACAAACACACCTGGGAGAAGGTGAAAAGGCTTGTTGCGAAGAAGTATCTTGCAATAGCCAATCCAGGCGAAAAAAAGAAGACCGTTACGTTCAATCCGGAATCATCAAGAGTGGAAGGGGACTATGGCGGATACGCCATAAACAATATGGCGAAGGCGCCATATACCATATCCCCAAACCGCCATAAAGAATATGGCGAGGACGCCATAAAGAATATGGCGAGGACGCCATATAAATCCGTTCCCCCCTATATACCCCTCTCTTTAAGAGAGAGGGTAGATAAGAAAGAGAAGAAAGAAAGCGGATGCGGATCCGGAGCGCCTGAAGGGGCGCCCGTCCCGCCCCGCAGGACGAAAACGGACACGGAAACGGACACGGCAACGGAAACGGATCCAAGAGGGGAATTCGGGCCGTCGAAACGTGGAAGGTTCGAAGCCCTGCTCATGCGCTATCCCTCGCACTATCCGCCCACGAAGGCGGAAGCCGAGGAATGCCGTGAGCTGTTCTATTCGGAGGTGCACACGTGGAAGGAGTGCGACAGATGCAGGAAATGGTTCATGGTTTCGGAGAAGAATCCGGAAACGCTCAGGGAATACCTGAAAGAGGCGCCCTGGGAGGAAGATACGGGAAGAGGGCAAAGCTAATGGTGCTCAAGGGATACGACTTCGCGGGGCTCGCCGATGCGATGGGATACGGCATGCGGTACGTCCGCGGGGCGGTGGCCGGAGGCCAGACGCGTCCGGCGGAGTTCTGGAAGCGGTTTGCCGAGGTGACGGGGGCGACCTGCGGGGAAAGGGCGGACATCCTTTCCAGGCCTGCCTCCAGGGAAGTGTTCTCGGGGAAGTTCACCTACTGGGGCTACGTGATCGTGCTCAGAGGGGAAGGGAAGGAATACACGTTCCGGAACCCCCGGGAGATATACGAGACGTGCGGCGAAGGGGGCCTAGGGCTCCCGGCGCTGTACAAGAAGTCGCTCGACGCGTACAGCCACATGCCGGGCATGGTGCCATACCGCGGCGCAAGGATGGAACTTACGGTTGAGAAGATAGGGGAGGGGACGGAATGAACCCAGCCGAGGCTTGGGAGCTGTACCTCCTGGCGGAGGACGTGCTCCGGTCGATGATGGACGGGAAGGAGCTGGGACGCTGGCGGAAGAAGAACCTCAAGGCCAGGGAAAAGACCTACGGGCTAAGAGGCGAGGCACGGAAAAGGAGGAAACACTGAACATGTGCTTAGGCGATGCAAAGGACGCACGGGAGAGGCTGGACGACGTCTACGACATCCTGGAGGAGCTCTCTGAGACCCCGGGGGACGAGAACGACGAAGAGGCGTACGACCTGAGAACGGGGGCGGAGGAGGCCATCGAGGCCCTTTCCAAGGCGATGGAAGCCGTGGACGAGGTGGTGGACCTCCAGGAAGAGTATGAGTACAGCATCACGCACGATGGACGGTAAGCGGATTTCGTTCGAGGTGCCGGGCGTGCCCATGGCGTGGAAGCGGGCGCGTGCGACCGTGCGGTTCGGACACGCCTCGATGTTCGAGGACAAGCTCCAGACGAGCTACAAGGCGGACGTCCGGAGCTACCTGCGGAAGCAGTGCGGGAAGGTGGAGGCGTATGCGGGGGCGGTGTCCCTGTCCCTTGCCTTCGTCTTCCCCCTCCTGAAGTCGGACTTCAAGAAGGACGGCACGCCGTCCAAGTCCGGCAGGCGGAAGCTCTCCGGGGAGGAGGCAATGGCGAAGAAGCCCGACATCGACAATCTCTGCAAGATGGTGATGGACGCCCTCAACGGCGTGGCATGGCTGGACGACAGCCAGGTGTGCCTCCTTTCGGCGGAGAAACGCTATGGAAGTGAACCTAAGACCGTCATCGAACTCAGATACGGCGGAGACAGGGCGAAAAACCCCGCCTCGGCCCATCGGACGGAAAGGAAGGGGGAATAGCCATGGAACGGGAAGCGAAGCCCCAGAGGGCGGAAAACGCAGTCCGCACCGACTATGCCTGCCAGTTCACAGGGGACGACGGGATACCGGTGGGCGAGGTGATACCGGGGAGCGAGACAGGGGCGACCTACTACATGGTCGACGGGCGCCGGCTTCTCTGCTGCTTCCAGAAGACGCCGATAGACGAGGCGGCAAGGGAACGCCTTGCGGAGAGGAAGCCGGAGGCCATGGCCGTGACGGAAAGCATATTCGCGGACGATGCGGCGAAGATGAACTTCGAGGACATATTCCGGAAGGTCTCGCCCCGGACACGGCTCTACATCATCTAGGGGGTAAGGACATGACAATAGAGGACATTTTCCAATACGTTGCCTCGATGGGGCTATGGGCGAAGGACGGCACCTACGTGACCAAGGGGGAATGGACGGACGCGAAGGAGAACGCCTACGTGGTCTACAACGCCTATTCCTTCCTGGAGGAGGGCAGATGCTCGGACGCCGTCCTCATCGAGGTCGGTACAAACGGCAAAGGGAAGATAAGGTCGATAGGGATGGAGAGCTGGTGCGACGCCTGCGACATGCGTTTCCGTAAGTTCTACGGTAAGGCACTGGCGGACGGCGCGTTGGACAGGTACGCGGTCGATATGGGCGGAATCGTAAACGGGGATTAGGGAAATGGCAAAAATCAATGCGGAAAAGCAGGAAAGATTCAGAACGATGATGAAGAACAGGGCGAAAGGCTATCCGGATTACGTGGGCTTCAGCGAGCTCCTCATGGAAAGGAAGCAGAGCGAGTTCTACGCATGCCTTTTCGGCCTTATTGCCGAAGAGTGTCCGAAGGCGCTCAAGCCTGTGCTCAAGGCGATGTCCGAGATAGAGACGGACCGGTACGAGGACGAACCTTTTTACGCCATCGACACGGCCCAGGAGCTTTGCTCCGTGGTTGAAACCGAGATGGTGGTCGAGGAAGGGATGGCGGCGGCCGATGGACATTGACACGATAGTCCTCGGGGACTCCTACAGGCTGATCAAGGAGGTGCCAGACAAGTCCGTCGACCTCATCGTGACCGACCCTCCGTATCAGTTCGGGAGCGTGCTGAAGGACGCAGGAATCTTCGGACAGCGGAAGATGTACTCCATGATGAAGGACATATGCCGGGGCTTCGACATGTCGATACTGGACGAGCTTGTGAGAGTGATGAAGAAGACCAACATCTACGTCTGGTGCAACAAGGAACAGATATACGACTACCTGACCTACTTCGTGAAGGGAAGGGGATGCAACTGGGAAAGGATTATATGGGCGAAGGAGAATCCCACGCCGTTCTGCAATGGACACTACCTCAAGGACAAGGAATACTGCCTCTACTTCTGGGAGACCGGGGTCAACCCGGAAATATCCTACAAGACAGGGAGAACCGTGTACCTGAAGAAGGGGATGCTCGAGAAGGACAAATGGGGCCATCCCACGGCAAAGCCCCAGGACATCATAGAGAACCTCATCCGCAATTCCTCCCATGCGGGGGGGGGTCGTGCTTGACCCCTTCTCCGGAAGCGGGACGACATGCGCCGCCGCGAAGAAGCTCGGACGGCACTTCCTCGGCTTCGAGATCGAGGAGCGGTTCTGGAAGGCGTCAAGGGAGCGCATCGGGAAGACGGCGGAAGGGGAGGACGAACAGATGAAGCTGTTCTAGAAAGGAAAGGACATCATGGGAATGCCGAAAAAATACTACACTTCGAAGAAGGACGTCGAGTTCATCGGCTTCCTCTCCGAGTTCCTTGCCCGGAACGGAAGCGGAAGGCGCTTCTCCGGGGAGGTGAGCGGGGAGCGTGCCGCGGACATAAAGAAGGTCGCCGAGCATTTCCGCCTCGACCTTAACGGGTGGCAGTGTGCCTATGACACGGCCTCCGGCGTTGTCACGGTCTGGCGGATGGGGTGGGAGTGACAATGGGGGAACGCAGGGAATGAGAGGGGAAGAAGGCCAGAGGATGCTGTTCCGCGAGGAGCATCCAAAGCCGAAAAGAGGCGAGCTGTGGAAGCTTGGAAGCCACCTCCTCATGTGCGGGGACTCGACCGACATGGGGCAGGTAAGGTACCTGACGGGGGGGGAGAAATGCGGGAGGCTGTTCACCGATCCGCCATACGGCATGTCCTACCAGTCGAACAATGCAAATCGGAAAACACCGACTGGTAGGACATGCCACCGCTTCCGGAAGATAGAGAACGACGATACGCTGCTGGACTTCCTGCCCGTCGCAAAGGAATGCGTGGACGGGTTCGTGTTCGTCTGCACCACGTGGAAGGTGCTTGACATGTGGCTTCCGTATTTCGAAAGATACTACAGACTGACCAACAGGGTGGTCTGGAACAAATGCGGGCTGAACGGGGGGCTCGGTGACCTTAAGCGGACATTCAAGAACACCTACGAGCTAATCCTCGTAAGCCACTGCGGGCACTGCCTCACCGGGGGACGGATCGATGCGGTCTGGGACATATACCCTGACAGCCCGGAGCAGTACAGGCATCCGACCCAGAAGCCGGTGAAGCTGGCGAAGAGGGCCATCGAGAACACCACCTATCAGGGGGACACGGTACTCGACCTCTTCGGGGGAGGGGGATCGACCCTGCTGGCGTGCGAGGAGACGGGAAGAAGATGCAGAAGGATGGAGCTCGACGAGGGCTACTGCGCCGTGATCGTCGAGCGGTGGGAAGGGCTGACGGGAAGGAAGGCGGAACTTGCGGGGAAGTACATGCCCCGCGGAAAGGAAAGAGAAGAATGATCGAGAAGGTGAATCCTAGCCATCCTGACAAGGTGGCGGACAGAATCGCGGGGGCGGTGGTCGACCTCGCGTATAAGAGGGAGAAGGATCCGAGAATCGCCGTTGAGGTGCTCATAGGCCACGGGAAGTGCCACATCATAGCGGAATCGTCCGTGAGGGTGCCTGCCGATGCCGTGTGCAGGGCCGTGGAACGAATCTCGGGGATAGGGGCGGGAGGCGTGGACTATGTCCCCGTCCCGCAGGACGGCGAGCTTGCGGAGAACCAGGCGCACGGCCTCCGGTGCGGGGACAACGGCATCTTCAAGGGGATGCCCCTTACCATCGAACAGAAGCGCCTGTCCGCCATCGCACGCGGAATCTATTCGGAGCATCCCTATGACGGGAAGTACATCCTTGACCTGGGGAAGCGCCTCATCATCTGCCAGAGCCATGCCACGGAAAAGGAGCTCCGGAAGGAATTCCCCGATGCCGAGATCAACCCCCTCGGATACTGGACCGGCGGCACCGACGTCGACACCGGCGCCACGAACCGTAAGCTCGGCTCGGACATGGCGGACTCCGTGACCGGCGGAGGGCTCCACGGCAAGGACCTGTCCAAGGCGGACGTAAGCGTGAACATCTATGCGTTCCTCAAGGCGCAGAAGAGGGGCAAGCCGGTTGAACTCTGCTGTGCCATCGGGGACGACACGGTAGACGGCAGACCGTATTCCGAAATCGTCTCCCTTGCGCGGAACTACATGAAGGCGGCGGGCGGATTCGAGAAGTTCGCGGAATGGGGGCTATGGTAGCCGCGTTCTGGGTCCTCTTCGGCATATCGCTTGTCCTCCTCGCCGTCGGGCTGTTCCTTGCCTTCACAAGGCGGGGGATGGCCCATACGAGGAAGATAAGGGGGGAGCGGAAGAAGGGGCGGAGCGGGCGCGATTCCCCCCAGTCCTGGCGCCTTGCGTGGAAGGAGGACCGTCCGTTCACTAGAACGCAGGCGGAGGAGTTCCTCTATTCGACCTTCGGGATCACAAGGCGCTGGAACGTCCTTGCGAACGGCGACGAGGAAGTCCTCATGATGGTGCGCGGGACGTTCGAGAGGTGGCTTCCCGCCAAGGACGGCTTTCCCCAGTGGACGCTCTGCCAGTGGCTGTACGAAAGGAAGGGGAAGCTCATCTCCTCCGTGGAGTACGACCGTGCGATGGCACGCGCACTCGACGCGGGGAACAAGGAGAAGGGCACATTCTGAATGTGGTAGAATCTTAGGGAAAGGAAAAAAACAGGATGGGAAAGAGGAAAACAACGGCGCTGTCCATGCTTTTCGCCTCGCTTGTCAGGCTTGCGGGATGCGGGAAGAAGCAGGGGACGTTCGGTTCGTTCACGGCGAGACTGGACTATGTGTACTTCAATTTCAAGGACATCGTGGCAGATGAGACCGTGGGAACAAAGGATTCTTTCGTCACAAGCAAGCTCGAATATCCGAAGAACGCCGTGGAAGTCGCCCTCACCGACGGAAGCAAGGCCCTTTTCATAGGCTTCAAGACCTTTTCAGCCGGCAACGGCCTCATCGACATTGACACTTACCCCTTCTACGAAGGCTCGGACACCGATGGAACGGCCACGGGCGAAATCGAGGAAGGGATTCCCTATTCGAGCTTCACCCTGTTCACCATGATGTGCCCCCATGATGAGTTCGTCTATTCCTGGAAAAGCGGGAAATTGTGGGAATACCGCCGCTGGCCGAATAAAGCGTCCGACGGGGCGACCGTAGTCGATTTTACCAGTTATGAGTGGGGTACCGAGACGAAAGTGGCCCAATATTCGGCCATCGCATAATGGAAGGGGCGTTTGCCCCTTTTTCCTTTACGTTGGATTCCTCCATGGGTTAACCTAACCTTGGAGGATGCTATGAGATTCTATATAGACTATGCCCTGGTGAAATGCCGTCCCTCCCTTGTCGAGGGAATGCTGGGAGGCGTGACCTATGAGTCACGCTATCCCCTCTCCGCGATGGAGAACATGGACGATGCGATGGAGGCGATCCTCGCCAAGGAGGGCGACATCGGCGAGGGCTGGGAGATAAGACCGGGAAAGGCGGTGGCGATTTGAGCGAGTTCGTGAAGCGGTTCGTGGAGCTGTGGAACGGCACCCCATGGATCAAGGAGGCGCTCCAGTACGGCGCCTATGCCTGCGTCATCCTATGGGCCATTTTCCGCTTCCTGGGAAAGCTTCTCCATCCGTTCAAGAAGAAGGAGTGACCCCCTCTCCCAAAAATGCGGTTTCCGGAAGGTAGGGTACCCCCTTCCTTTGCCGATTGGATGCGGAAGCGCCGCCGGAAAGGGAAAAAGGCAGGAAAGGAAGGAAGAAGCGAGTCTTCCGTGGTAGAATGGAAGAGGGCCGCTTTTGGCTTTTTTTCCACGGCCTTTCCGAAGAATGCCTATCCTTTCTCGGACGGAATTGCCTGCCGTCCCACGGCATTTTCAAACGCCCCTTCCTGCCTTTCTGGGAGGGGCCCTTTCTTTTTTCCTGAAAAATAAATTTCCGCCCTTCCGAGAAAAGGGCTGACCCCCCAAAACGGACTTCCCGCCATTTTTCGGGATCCTTCGGAAACGGCCTAAATGTAAACCCTTTCACAATTATATCCGTTTTACATAACCGAAAAGTTCGCGTTTTGCAAAATACGCCGATTTTATCGGCTTTTTTCTGTTCGAAAGTTGCTGAAAAAATTTTTTCGAAAAACACTTGACAAGATTTTTCGATAGGCCTTTGCTAGGCCTTGAAACGTCTTTTTTAAAGGCGTTTTCTAGGCGCCTTTAATGGCGCCTTTAAGGGCTCGGCAATCGCCGCGATCCCGTGGCCTATCGGCGGCCGCGGGGACCGCCCCGCAAGGCTAAATACGGTCCGGCTACCGATAGCGAACAAGTACCGTGAGGGAAAGGTGAAAGGCACCCCGGAAGGGGATTGAAAGAAATCCTAAAACCGCGTGCCGGCGATATGGCGGAGGGCATCAAAACCTGACGCCGTGCCAATTGAAAAATGGGCTTGCGGGTCAGTGCATGCAAGCGAGGCTAAGGGGCACGCCGGCCCTTTCCCAGGCCCCGAAACAAGGCCCAGACCGCCGACAAAGGTCCCTAAGTCCACGCTGAGTGTGTAAGGATGTGGAAACGCTAAGACAGCCAGGATGTTGGCTCAGAGGCAGCCATCATTCAAAGAATGCGTAACAGCTCACTGGTCAAGCGTCTCCGCGCCGAAAATTTACCGGGGCTAAGC